AAAGGCATTTGTGGCTGGCGAGGCATTGGAAGCATATCGCCGGGTTAAATTAAGCGCAGGAAGCGGAACGCAGGTCGAATATGCGGACGCTGGCGAAGCGTTTATCGGTTTTACCGCGGCCGCAGCAGCAGTGGGTGAAATGGTATCCGTTGATTTAAAGACAACCGGCAGAACGTTCAAGGTTGTGGCAAACGGAGCTATTGCTGTAGCTGGGAACTTTTACGGCGCAAACGACGGCAAGGTGAGCGCCACAGTAAGCGGTTCAATTCAGGGTCGTGTGCTGGAAGCATCAGCGAGCGACGGGGAAATTGTCGAAGGACTATTGTTGTAATTAACCATTAAAGGACAGGAGGAATAACATGGGAGTTGATTATCAGGGTTCAAGGGCAGTACCAAGATTAGAGCTGGGTGAGGCGGCGATTGAGTTTATTCAAGCTCAGGATGAGTTTATCGGGACTCAGGTGCTTCCGATTTTCCCGACTAAGAAAAAGGCAAGTATCTTTCCCGCCATTACAAGGGAAAGTATCACGCGCGAAGCAGATACCAAGAGAGCGCCACGCGGCAACTATAACAGGGATGGATTTCAAGCAAAGGATAAGCAGTATAACTGCGAGGAATATGGTCTTGAAGGGCCTCTTGATGACAGCGAGAGAAGTCTTTATGCAACTGACTTCGACGCAGAGCTTACTACGGTGCAGATCATCACGCGCCGGGTGCTTCAGGCTCAGGAAAGACGTATTTCCAGCGTTGTGTTTAACCCAACTACCTTTTCCGGACCCACGCTCTATACCGACAATTCAGGCGCGCCTTGGGACAATCCGAGTTCTGACGTTCCGGTGCAGGTGCGGGCAGCGCGGGAAAGAGTGAGGGCAAACTGCGGCATTGATCCGAACACGCTTATTTGCAGCAAGGCCAATATCGATCGGCTGCTTTCCAATAACAGCATCAAGGATGCGATTAAATATGTGGCCAGACTTACCGAGGCAGAGATACTTAATGCCCTCGCAGATATCCTTGGTGTCCGCAGGATTCTTGTCGGTAAGGGTATCTATAATACTGCGAAGGAAGGTAAACCTTTCGCTAGCGCGGATATCTGGAATGACGATTACGCGATGGTGGCAATTATCGGGGATTCGCAGCGGCTTTCCGACCCAAGTGTCGGAAGGGTGTTCTTGTGGAGTGCCGACAGCCCGGAGAATGCAACGGTTGAGCAGTACCGCGATGATGCAGCGCGAAGTGACATCTTCCGCGTGAGGCAGCATGTCGATGAGCTAATCATCGATCCGTTTTTTGCACATTTGATGAAAGTCGACGCTTAATAATCGTCTGAACAAGCAATACGCCGGGGGACTATTGAAAGTCTCCCGGCAAAGCTTGGGAAGGAGGGCTATGGCTTTCAAATCGGATTTAGCGCAGGATGCGGCAAAGACATTTTTAAACTCGGATGAATTCGCCGAGGATATTACTTACACGCCCAAAGACGGTGTTGCAAAAGTTATCAAAGCGGTTGTAAACCGTAAGCGTATAGACCCTGCCTCCGAGGATGCGGGCCGCATTCTCATAAACCAATGCGAGATATTCATTGCCAATGATGCCGTGAGCGGCATCGCGTCTATTAATAAAGGCGGGGATTTGGTTTCACTTGCTGAGGTTATCGGCGGGCCTTTAGTTAATTGGGTGGTTGCGGATATTCTAGTGCAAGACGAAGGGGTGTGGCAGTTACTGTTACAAAAATGAGCGAACTTAGGTTAGAGATAAACACAAAAAATTTAGAGCGGGCTATCAGGCTTTTCCCGAAAGATCTTAAATACGAGCTTGGCGACGGCATGGATCACATCAGCCGAAAATTCTTAAAGATTTTTCGCCAGACGCGGCTTCAAGGCCCTCCGGGAATACGGGCTCATCCGCATGGGATATTTACGCACTTTCAACGGGCAAGCCTTGTGTCGCAGGATATTGAGGGAATGGGCATGGTGATTTTTTCGGATTCCAAGATTGCGCGCATGCACGAAGAAGGCGCAACGCTTAAGAATCCCGGCGGAGGAAAACTCGCAGTGCCGTTATCGGCAAGAAAAGAGCTTTTTACTTCTGATGGCAGACTTAAGAGGCAATACCGGCGGCCGCGGTTACTTAAAAATGTAATTCGTATTCAATTGAAAGGCAAAACATTTTTGGCCAAGGTTAAAAAGAAACTGCGGGAGATTCTGCCGCTTTTTATCCTTAAGAATCAGGTCAGGATCAAACCCAGGCTTATGTTTTACAAAACATGGGATGAGATACAGAACGCGCGGATTGAGATTTTGAATAAATCGATTGAAAAGGCGTTGAGCAAAGTATGACGGTAAGAGAAAGTATTTTAGAAAATCTAAAGATAACGCTTGAGACTGTCTCAATCGCAAACGGATATCATAACGATATTGCGAGTGTGCAAAGGTGGAGACAATCCGGCAACTCGCTTGTAGCCGTTCCCTGTATTGTAATTAACGCTGGTCCTGAAGAAAAAGAACCGGTCCCCGATCCTTTTACGACCTGTAAGTTTACCGTATATCTTGATGTCTGGATGAGGCAGGATGCAGCTGATCCACAGGCTACTGATACGCTCTTAAACAGCCTTTTAGGAGATATTGAAAAAGCGTTAATGCTTGATTATACCCGCAGTGGGGTTGCCAAAGATACGAACATCAAATCAAACGTTCTCTTTGAAACGCTGGAAGGTCAGCCGCAGGCGGGGATCATCATAGAGCTTGAGATTATTTATCAGCATAAACAAAACGATCCCGAGATTTCGGGATAGAGGAGGCTAAAGCATGCTTACGCGAAAAAGACAACTCGCCGCAAAAATTGAAGCGTCAGAGGGCGTGGCAGAAGCGCCTGCAGCGGCGGACGCAAAGTTACTTATTTATAACCCAAAGGTAAGTTTTGACATTGCCATGTTTGAACGTAATCCTGCACGGCAATCGTTTTCTAACATTGCTAAGCTTCCTGGCAAGCGGCCGGCAGCATTATCTTATCGGCTGGAGTTAAGGGGTTCAGGAGTTGCTACCGTAGCACCTGAATGGGCAAAACTTTTACAGGCTTGCGGATTCGGAGTCAACCAGCTTAAGTCTATGAATATTGGTGCGATTACCAACGGGTCTTTTCAGCATGGTGAAACAATTACCGGCGGGACTTCTGGCGCAGAAGGCAGAGTGGCGATTAGTACTGCAAACGGCTCTCCCAATATTTATTTTGTGTCTATCTCGGGGACATTTGAGTCAGGAGAGATAATTACTGGTGAAGCGTCGAGTGCAACTGCGACTACTTCGTCCGCACCGACAACAGTGGGTAATGAGCTTAAGCCCATTTCTGACAACATTCCTTCGCTTACGCAAGGAAGCTATGAAGACGGTGTGCGCAAACTCTTAAAAGGTTGCCGAGGCAAGGTAAAGCTTGGATTCAAGTCAGGTGAACCGGTACTTCTTGATTTTGACTTCCAGGGTGTTGAGGCAGGAGTTGCTGATACGGCGTTCCTTGCCAACGTAACTTATGAAAACACAAAGCCGCCGGTATTCTTAAGCGCGCTCTTTTCGGTAGACGCTTATTCCGCTAAGGTTGGAGAAATGGATATCGATGTCGGCAATACCTTGGCGGTCCGCGACGATGTTAATGACCCGAGAGGAATCCTGTCTTTCGCCATTACCGGCAGGAATGTCATCGGTTCGTTTAATCCGGAGATGGTTTCCTGTGCTGCACACGATTTTCATTCCAAATGGTTTTCGGGAGCTGAGATGGTCATTGATTTTACGGTTGGCGTGACAGCTGGCAATAAGTTTCGCTTCTATGTCCCAAGGGCGCAATACACAAAGGTTGACGATGAGGATAGAGACGGCCTTTCGATTGCCAAAAGTGCTTTTAGTTTAAACGGTTCGCTTCTTTACGGGGATGACGAATTATCAATTCTTGCATTTTAACAAGAGGAGGAAAACATGCTTACAGGAATCAATATTTACGAAACCAAACCCTACAATTCAAAACTCGATCCGGATAAATCTAATCCGACGGTATTTCATGTCGGGCTTTTGGATTCGCACCTCCGGGCATATATCGAGGATCAGACTACAAGTTTTGAGTTTAGTTCCAAGAATCCGAAGGATCCGGCTAAGGCAAACATCAACGCCTCGAAGCGCAATCTCTTGGTAGTGAAGTTTGGGCTCAAGGGTTTTGACAACTTCTTGGATCCGCGGGACAGGAAGCCGGTAAAGTTTGATACGGTTTCAGCATCAGTTAGCGGGAAGAATTATTCGGCTGTCGCAGATGAGATTATCTCAATGCTTCCCAAGGCTTTGATAGATGAGCTTTCTGAGGTGATTTTGTCTGAGAACTCTTTAAGCGAGGACGAAGAAAAAAACTAATCCTGGCAGTCTGGCTGCATAAATTTAAGCTCGACTGCCAGACATGTTCAGACGCTTTAAAAACAGAACGCGGCTGTGAGGAAGATTCGCCGATTGAGGGTGTCTGGAAGCTAAAGGACTGGGAGTTCAGGCGATGTCCAAGAAAGCTTGTCACTAGAATTAGCATTGAGTATCTGAACGCATACCTTTTCTACGAGAAAGGATATCTGCCTAATCCCGGCGGCTGGCTTGAACAGCCGCTTAAATTTATCCACGCAGTCCGGATAATTGAGCGAGAAGCTGCCAAGTTAAGAGAGGAAGAGGATTAATGCCCACGAATAGAGAACTCGAAATTATTATGAAGTTAAAAGACGAGGTCTCAAAGCGCCTGCAGGGGATTGAAGGCAACCTGCAAAAATTTGCTAACTCCTGCAAGCAGCTTGGCGGAACGCTTCGTCAGGTAGGTCGGGAGATATCCCAGGTCGGATTGAACCTTGCTTTTATGGGCGGGGCCTTAACCGGACCTCTTGCCCTGGCATTTAAATCCGTAGAGAAATATTCCCTTTCCGTCTCAAACGAACTAAAACGTCTTGATAACGCCTTTATAGGGCTTCGCGTTAGTATTGCCGAGGCCTTAGTGCCGGTTGCGTATAAATTAGCCAATGTCTTCGGCAATCTGCTTAACCTTTGGAATAGACTAACGCCTGCAATGCAGCAGACGATCATTCAGACTATTGCAGTGACCGGTATTTTTATGACACTGGGAGGAGCAGTGGTTGCGCTGATAGGGCGCTTGGTGCGTTTAAGCGGACTCGTCATTGATTTGGTAGGCAAGCTCGCCTTGTTTGCCCTTGCTCATCCCTGGATTGCTGGAATAGCTATAGCAGTTAGTATCCTTATCGTTGTATTTCTTAAATTCAGAGATGTGGCAGTGCCGGTCCTCAATGCTGTTGAGATTGGTGCGCAAATGGTCTACATCGGATTTGTGAAACTCATCAAATATCTCTTGGTAGGTTTTGACAAATTGGCCCTTGGTTTAGAAAAGTTTTATGAGGTTTTAGGCAAACTGCCCGGCAAACTCGGCGAACCATATCGGGAAGCAGCAGAGCATATCAAACGTTTCCGCGACAATCTTCAAGGTCTTATCAAAGCGTCTGATATGGAGATGGATAGAGTCGGCAATAAGATATCAAACGTCTTGGTGACCGGCGAAGGCAGTTTAGTTAAAGGATATGACAAGGCAAAGAACGCGATTGCCGGATTCATCGATGCGCTTAAAAACTTAGGCAAGGATATCAAGATTGAGGAGGTAGCGCAGAAATTTGACGCGATTCAGTCTATGGCCGAAGGGACAGCAAGATCGCTGGGGGCGGTGTTTAAACACTTCTTTAGCGATGCTTTCAAAGGCCAGATTAGTGATGTCAAAGATTATTTCGCAGAACTGGGCAACATGATGCTGGAAGTCTTGGCAGAGGTCCTAGCCAAGATGATCCTTGTTAAAACCATAGGTTCGATTTTCCCGGGCATGATCCCGTTTTTTCATCAGGGTGGGATGGTGTATCACTCTGGCGGGGACGTTTTACCCATAAGGGCGCATGCGGGCCTTGCGCCTGATGAGGTGCCGATTGTTGCGCAGACAGGAGAAGGGGTTTTATCCAGAAGGGGTATGCGCGCGTTAGGCGGATCGGAAAACTTGAAATCTCTGAACGAAGGAAAATCGGCAAAGGGCAGCATAACCATAAATGTGAATCAGGTCATTCAGGCATGGGACGCTCAAGATGTTTGGCGCAACCGGAAGATGCTTTCGAATGCCATTGCCGATGACATTTATAACAACGGCAAGATCCGTTCGGTAATCAGGAGTTACACATGAGCGATTTCACATATCTGCCGGATTTTCTCATTGATGAGGCGGTGGAATACAAGACGCTTGTTTCGGAGTTTGAGAACGGCGCGGAGCAGAGGCGCCGCAAATGGGCGAATCCACAGCGTAAATGGACGCTTAGGTTTAACAACAGAACGCATGTGGAGATGGCGGAGGTTTCAGATTTCTTTAAAAGCAAATTCGGCTCATTTATGGCGTTTACATGGACTAACCCGAACGACTCCGCAGAATGCACTGTCCGTTTTGTTGAGGACAGTTTTCAGTTTAGCCGCAAGGCATACGGAGTGTATGACTTTGAATTTGAATTTATCGAGGTGAAATAATGCCGCGCGAAGTAGACAGCACATTTAAGGCGGAGAAGGCGAAGCGGGAAAATACGCCTATCTTTTTATACACGCTTGAAAAATATGACGGCGTAAACGATCTTCACCTTGCGGGCCTCGATGAGGACGTGGTTTATAACGGTATTACTTACTCAAAGTTTCCTATAACCCATGAGTTTGTCGGCGAGAACAACCAAGGCGCAATTGACCAAGTAAAGGTGCGGCTTGCCAATGTCTCAAGGCTCATTCAGCTTTATTTAGAGCAGTTTGATTTTAGAGGAAGGCGAGTCACTATCCGTATGGTCTGGTTGAATCAGCTGTCGGATCCGGATGCTTTTATGGATGACATCTTTTATATCGATAGTTACACCGCGGATCAGAATAACGTGGAGTTTACTCTGACAGGAAAGTTTGATGTTTTAGGAGTGGATTTACCGGCAAGGCGCTATTCTCGGAATTACTGCGCATGGAAGTTTAAATCCGCGGAGTGCGGATATTCGGGAGTTGAAATTACATGCAACAAGACAAAGCAGAGATGCAAGCAGCTGAACAATTACCAGAGGTTCGGGGCTTTTCCCTCAGTGCCGACAAGGCGCATATACGTGATGTAGAGAGATGCATCGTGGATAAGTATCTTGGCATTCCGTATCGGCACAGGGGCAGGGCATTAGACGGCCTTGACTGCTGGGGGTTTTTGAAGTTTGTTTATGCGGACTTAGGAGTGACGTTGTTTGATATTGAGGATCTTGAATACAGCAAAGTCTGGGGCCTTGAGGGCAAAGATTATTTTAAGGTGCATTACTTTCATGATTGGGTTGAAGTCAAAACGCCGGAAATTCTGGACGGGGTATTGTTTGTCAACTCAAGAAAGATTGCCAATCACGCTGGAATTGTTTTGAGCAACAAAAGATTTATTCATTGTTGCAGGCAGGGAGTGATTATTTCAAGGCTTGAGGATTCCTCATGGGTGGTAAGGGCAGAGGGATTTTACAGATTAAAGGATAAGAGATGGTAACAATAAGAAATATCGACAATCCGTTTAAGCTGGAAGAAGCGCAGGTTAAAGAGCTTGAGTTTTCAAGAAGCAAGACTATCAAGGACTATCTTCAAGACGCGGGTATAGCTTTTGAGGATAGGCGCGTTATTGTTACCGGCCGCAGGATCTTGGATCTATCGGAAAAGCTTGAATGCGGAGATGAGATTACCGTTATCCCGGAAGTCAAAGCGCCGGTAGTCGCGATTATCTCTGCCATAATTTCGGCGGTCTGGGCGGTAGCCGTAGCTCATCCGTTCTTGTTTACGTTCTTTGTGTTGTCCATGGGTTACGCTATTTATCAGAATATGAACCAGCCCAAAATGCCGGATTTTAATCTTGGCGGTGCAGCGGGCCTTGATGAAGGCTCACCTACTTACGGCTGGGACGGCGTCCAGACTATTCAGGAAGTGGGAGTGCCGGTTGCGGTTGTTTATGGCGAGCACAGGATCGGCGGCAACATTGTAAATCAATACCTTTGGGAAGACGGCGACAACCATTATTTAAGCGTCTTGCTTGCGCTTTGCGAGGGAGAGATTGAGTC